TCTGCTGCCATTAAAAACAATTTTTGTTCTTTGACCAGAAATGGTCTAATTCGAACACTCTGTCCATTTGAAATCAATTTAATCGTATAAATTGGTACGTCAAGTTTTGGTAACATAATTTCCTCTCAATTAGAATGAAAAAATTCTGGACGCCGCTGTTCCTCCGAGTGTGCTGAGTGTTTGACCAATATCATACTGACCTTCAAATATCGTGCGATATTTTTGATAAGAAAACGAAACTGATAAACGATGAAAACCTTCTTCAGCCCAACTCAAAGGTTGCGGTGCTATTCCCACAGGAAAAGCGTCCATTAATTCTACGGCATATATTTGACGAACAAAATCGTCATATTGAATAATACGAATGTTTGTCAGGTATCTTGTGGCATTACTTTTTGGAAATCTTGCATTGTTCGTATCTGATGGGATAATTGAATCCATCCAACGCTCAAATAGTTTTCTCTCATAGAATTCGTTTGTACACAGAAAAGTTAAACTTGTGTCTGTGTATTGCATACGATATGGTACTTTAAATGATGGACCATAGATTCGAGCATCTGCTGTTTCAATTGTTCTGCCAGGCAATTCTGCCGATTCACATTGTAGTGCTAAGTATCTTGACACAGAAGGATTAGATGAACGGGTACCTTCATTTTGAAATCCTAATGAAGAATTAATAGCATCAGACACATCAGAGAAAATTGAGTTTGGAAAGTTCAATACTTTTTCTAAAAATGAATTGCCAATTGACTGTCCAATGTATGCAGGTATTGGTATAATAACTTCGTAACGACAAGGACGAGCAAGGCCGTCTTTGCCTTTAATATTTGATAAAAACAGATTGGGTGAAAATGCCATTAAAATTTGTCCTCTGAATCTGACCAGACTTTGCTAGCCGTTGCTTTTGCAAAAGATTCCACAGGGAGAAGAGCAGCGATGTCCCATTCGTCAGCAGATATTTCCAAAAATCTAGATTGAACATGTCCAGACAAGTACCGTTTGATACACGGTGATGCTTCATAGATTTTTGATGCTCTTTTTAAAAAGTCGTAACTAATTCTAAATCTTGTGGTTTCGTCATAATCACGGTTATTCAAAATTGTACTCAGTTTGTCGAGAAGAATGATTCGTCGCTTTGGGTGAATGTAATGTAGATTCAACCCTAGAAAGCCGTCTGGATATCGTTCTATTGGAATAACCAATGGGAACCTGTCGTAGTATGGCAACGAATCTTTCGTCTTTGGATCATAATAATAAAAGTACATACGACCAATGATAGACTGATTTTTTAATCGTTCACGATCACGCATCAACTCACCTTTGGTGGGTCTGAGTGAAGGAACTTTGGACCTTAGCCACGAACGAGCCTCACGGGATCGTGGTGCATATCCTGACTTAGCAAGGGATTCCTTAATTCTATCAATGAGTCGTTTCGCCATCGATTATTTATCTGATACCCAAATGCTTTTCCGTCAAAATTTGAAACTGCCAGCCATGATCTTTACAGAACTCTTCTGCCGCATACCATTTGGCTTTATTGATTTCGTAAGTGATTGCTTCTTGAAGATATGTCTTGGTCTTGCGTTTTTGTGTGGGTGGTTGAGTCTGCTTTTCTGGTTTGACTTCTATGATGTAAGTCATCACTGTGCCGTCTGCTTTACGCATCTTGGCAATAAAGTCTGGAAAGTAACGATGCTTCTTTTTGTCAATTGGACTGTAATAGGGTATGGGAAGCTCTTCCGAACCCCACCAAATGACGTTCGGATTCTCATCTAAATAATTCATTACCTTTATTTCCCACGTAGATCGATAGATGATATTGTTCGCATCACCCTTGTATTTCTGTGGGTTTTTTGGTTTAAATCTTCCTTTATTTGACATAAATACTATCTAGTCAATCAAAACAGGAACCCTCATGGCATTTTTCGGTCTATCAGATATTACCATAGCAAAAGAAGACAATAGAAGAGGACCACTGGCACCTCTTTTTCAGGGTACCACAACAAACACTTTTAGATATCCTTTAGACATTGGTAATTATGACAAAGCGCATTACATGGTTGTCAATGTTTTCAAACAAAATAATTCACAGTTCCAGGGCGTTCAGCAAAGTGGCGTCAATAGAATAGGTAACATAACTCCTTCGACTGCCACGGGATCGCAAAGCCCATCTTTCGCATCAAAAATTAATAGCGCCGTCGATAACGCTGTAAATAATTTTACAAGTGGAAGAAGTTTGTTTGGTAAAAGTATCGCAACTAATTTTGGTGGACCAGTGAAACAAAGTGCTGCTGTAGACATTGATCAAAACTCTTACATCAGCAACGTGCAGAGTATTGAAAATGATTCTCTAATAAAAACAACTACAAAAACTGATGAGACAATCGTTCTTTATATGCCAGACACTCTTCAATATACTTTTGCACAGTCATACGCTGAAGCGGCTTTAGGTGAAGAGTTGGGTGGTAAAATAGCGGTAGCGGGTAAGTCTGTATTGGAAGATTTGAAAAATGGTTTAGATCCCAAAGCTGCTGCTGAAAAAGGTCTAAAGGGTCCAGCGGCAACTGCTGCTATACAAAAAGGAATTGAAGCTACTGGTGCGGTTATTGGACAGGGTTCTGCTAGGGCTGCGGCATTTTTGGCTCTTGGTGGCGTAAACAATCCAATGCTCGAACTGCTCTATTCATCACCATCATTTCGTCAGTTTACTTTCGAATTTATGTTTTATCCTCGTGATGAAAAAGAAGCATTAGAGGTTCAAAACATTTTAGAGAGATTAAGATTTCATCAAGCACCAGAGATAGACGGTGGTTCTGGTGGACTTCTATTAATACCACCTTCAGAGTTTGAACTTTCTTTTTACTATGGCGGTCGACCAAATCCAAACTTACCTGGCATAGGTCGTTGTGTTCTCACAAACATGTCAGTAAATTATGCTCCCAACGGTTGGACAGCATATGAAATGTTTGGTGAAAATGATCCACGTTTGGGTCGCACTGGTATGCCTACAGCTATTCAATTAACACTCGATTTTAAAGAAACTGTTATTCTTACAAAGAAAAGTATGGTTCGTGGCGATGGTGGTTACAAATCAACACAGTCTGTTGGTACGAAAATACAAGACATTTATAACACACTTAAAAAATAATGGCCAAGTATTTTAATTTTTTCCCAAAAACACTTTATTCTTTATCCGATAAATCAACGGCTGCTGATTTCGTAACAAACATTATTGCTCGTTTTGGATTTGAACAAGAACTAAAAGAAAACTCTAGTATATACTACCCATATGATATTCAAGATGGTGATACACCAGAAACAATTGCTAACAAGTATTATGGTTCACCCGAAAAACATTGGGTAGTTTTATTGTTCAACGATATTATTGATCCTCAATATGATTGGCCTCTTGATCAAAGAACAATTATTAATTATATTGATGACAAATATACAGCGAATGGTACAGCAAATACAACACCACAAACTGGATTGGCTTGGTCAAAATCAAACACAAAGTCTTATTATAAAGTGGTCACAAGAGTTACAAACAACGCAGTAAGAGACACAATTAAAGAAAAGTTGGAAGTAGATTCTAACACATATGCTAATGTTGTTATTTCAACCTCTTCATATACATTACAAAACAATACAACCATAACACAAACGGTAACAAAAGAAACGGAAACATATTACGATTATGAAGTAAATTTGAATGAATCAAAAAGAAGAATTAAATTACTCAGGGCAGATATTGTGTCGCAGTCAGGTTTACTTGATGAATTCAAACGAGTGGTGAGTTCCAAAGATTAAAAATGGAAACAGTTAATTTACCAGAAACACCCTCTAAATTTAGTATCAACGAACTTGCTATTGTAACTAAAGCAGGTAAATTGGACATATCTAAATTGTTTCAGGAAATAAACATATTTGATTCTCTATTATCTCCCGTTATGTCTGGTGCCGTAGTTATTATTGATTCTATTGGTTTATCATCTAAACTTTTGTTTGATGGCTCAGAAGTTCTTCTTGTGAATATTGGCAAAGACACAGATTCGTCGTCTTTTCGTTTAAAGAAAGCATTTAGAATATATCGTCAAAGCAACAGAGCCACACTACAACAAAATGCAGAAACATATACTTTAGAGTTTGTTTCTGACGAATTTATTTTTTCTGAACAACAAAAAATAAATCAATCTTACAAAACAACTTACAGTGATGTAGTGAATAAAATATTAGTTAATTATTTAAAAGTACCAGAACAAAAATTGAGAGGCGTATTTCAAGATACAACTGGTGTTCGTGATTTAGTTATACCTAATTTAAAACCTCTTGATGCTCTAGAGTGGTGTGCCAAACGTGCAGTCGATCAAAGAAGATCGCCTAATTACGTTTTCTTTGAAAATAATTTGGGATTTAACTTTGCTTCATTGTCTTATCTTCTATCATCTGATTATTTGTTCAAGATTAAGTTTCCAGCAAAAAATTTAGAAGAAACAAAACCAAATCAAGATTTGTTAAGTCCACGACACTTTGAAGTTGTCAATCAGTCAGATAAAATAAAAACTACCAGAGAAGGTGTGGCTGCTGGAACATTCATTGGATTTGATCCTATTACCAGAACAATACAAAATAAACGCATTGGGTTTGAAGATCATTACAATGCTATGGACCATGGCAACGATACTGCCAACTTTTCTCAATCAAAAAATAGAGGCGGTGAAACTGCAACTCAAGCATTTGATTCTAAAAAAGTAGTGAATATTTTTGGTGCCAATATAAAAAATAGTCAGTACATTAAAAAGTATGACCCAACATCAATCTCAAAAGTTGAAACACCAGAAGATTTCATATTTGCTCGAAAAGCAATCTTTGCTAATTTGATGAATAAAAGAATTAAACTTGTGATGCCTGGTAATTTCCAATTAACTTCAGGCTTCAACTTGAACGTTCGTGTGCCAGACTTTTCTAAAAAAGAAAGCGGTTCAGAAAACGAAGATCGTTCGTTAAGTGGAAAATACTTGATTATTGCTACAAGACACATTATCAAGTATGACATGCACGAAACAGTTTTGGAACTTGCAACAACCTCAAATGAAATTGATTTTATACCACAAAGTGTACCAGAACAAAATCAAGCAATAGAGACATATGGAAACTACTGACAATAAAGATTTTGCTGGTAAATATGGTTTTACCTGGTGGATGGGGGTTGTTGAAAAAATTAACGATCCTTTGAAACTTGGTCGTTGTAAAGTTCGTTGTGTTGGTTGGCACACCGACAATAAATCTTTATTGCCAACAGACGATTTGCCTTGGGCAATGTCTTCAATTCCAGTGAATATTAATAATGTTTACCCACCACGTGAGGGTGACATGGTATTTGGTTTTTTTGTTGATGGTGAAAATGCTCAAGTACCTGTAATTCTTGGTGTGCTTCCGGGTATACCACTTAACGCCGCAAACTATCAGCAAGGCTTCAATGATGCTAGAACTCCAGCAGAAGTTTCTGCTGCACCAGTCAAGCCATATGAGTCAGCAACAAATTATCCACGTAAATTGGACGAGCCAACAACATCAAGACTTGCTCGAAATGATTCTGATTATCCATCTGAAATACTAGCAGCAAAAAGAGAAAGAAAAGCAAGTAAGGTTGAACCCGATTCATATTACAACGCAAAGTATCCATATAATAATGTGTATGAATCCGAGTCTGGTCATGCTCTAGAATTTGATGATACCAAAGGTGCAGAACGAGTTCATGTTTATCATCGTTCGGGATCATACACCGAATGGGGTCCAGCTGGTGATAGGTCAGAAAGAATACAAAGAAATAAGTTTGAAGTTGTTATTGGAGATGAACAAGTATACGTCAAGGGTGATGTAAAAATCTATGTTGACGGTGACTATGATTTGGAAGTTACTGGCGACATAAGAATAAATGGTCAGACAATCAATCTAAATCAAGGAACAAAAGGTGCTGCTCGTATTGATGATACAACCTCAGATAACGATAGCGAAACAAATGGACCAGACACAGGAAAAATTACATCTGGTTCAGATACAGTGTTTATTGGGAACTGAATAAATAAAACATGACTACCACAATAACATCAATTAATCCTAAGATTGAAACCGAAAGGTCTTATAGAGACTTAGACTTAAATTTTACGGCACATCCTGTCAAGAAAGATGTCAGTGTTCATCTTAATGAAAAGGCGATAATTAATTCCGTAAAAAATCTAGTTTCAACTAACTTTTATGAAAGACCGTTTCAACCAGAGTTAGGATCTTCAATTCGTGCTTTGCTCTTTGAACCCGTTGACTCAGTTTTTGGTGCATCAATAGAAAGACGATTACTTGATGTAATCAACAACTATGAACCCAGGGTTTCTGTTGAATCAGTTGTTGCCATACCGGCACCAGATGAAAATGGATATAAAGTAACCTTAACATTTTTTATTGTTAATTTGACTAATCCAATTACAATTAATTTCTTTTTAGAACGTATAAGATAAAATGGCTGAACCACTACAAGTTACTGAACTTGATTTTGATCAAATCAAGCAAAATTTAAAAACCTATCTGAAGAGTCAATCTGAATTTACAGACTATGACTTTGATGGTTCAGGATTAAGTATATTGTTGGATATTTTGGCATATAATACTCACTATCAAGCATACTACTTGAACATGGTCGCCAATGAAGCTTTTATGGATACGGCTTTGTTGCGTGATTCTGTGGTATCTCATGCCAAAGTTTTGGGTTATGTTCCTTATTCTCGTAAGGCTTCACGTGCCGTTCTTAACTTTACAGTAAACACCAATGTTGATGATTCTTCGACTTTGACTATACCAAAAGGATTTGCTTTTTTATCCAATGAAATTGACGGTGTATCTTATAATTTTGTAACACTGGAAGAAAAAACTGTAACTAAAGCAAACACAGATTTCATATTTTTAAGTTTGCCAATTTACGAGGGTCAGTTAGTAACTTATAGTTATACTTACGATCAAACAACAAATCCAAAACAAATATTTGTCTTGCCAGATGTAAACATTGACACAACATCTTTAACTGTTTCTGTTCGACCTTCAGCATCAAATACTGATACGGAAGTTTATACACTTGCTTCAGATGCATCTGAAAATACAACAACGTCTACCGTATTTTATTTGCAAGAAAATAGAGGTCAAAAATATGCGATTTATTTTGGTAACGACATAACAGGCAAGAGTTTAACAAACGGTTCAGTTGTAAGTGTAACTTATTTGGTCACAAATGGAGCGGCAGCAAACAAAGCAAATAATTTTGTGGCTACAGGAACCTTAACTGATTCGGGCAATCAAAATCAAACAAATTTTACAATTAATCCTATAAGTGCTGCTTCAGGTGGAGCCGAACGTGAAAGTGTTGATGAAATAAAATTTTCAGCACCTCTTCAGTACACGACACAAAATCGTTTAGTCACAACTGAGGATTATGAATCTTTTATTAAAAAAAATTATCCTTCAGTGGACTCTTTATCTGTTTGGGGTGGAGAAGATGAAATTCCAGCAGTTTATGGTAAAGTGTTTATTGCGTTAAAACCAAAAGATAATTACTTCATAAGCCAAGCTGAAAAACAGAGAATCATTGATGAGATTATTAATCCAAGAGCAATTATTTCGGTCAGTGCTGAAATTAGAGATCCAGATTATCTTTACATTTTGCTGAATAATCAAGTAAAGTATGATTCGAAAAAAACTGTGCTTACAGAAACACAACTTTCTTCACAAATTAGAAGTGCAATTATTAGCTATAAACAAATTAACTTAAATAAATTTAATGCTATTTTTGCTCTTTCAAAGGTACAAGATCAAATTGATGGTGTAGAAAATAACGCCATTATTGGTTCAGAAACAACAGTTAGACTTCAGAAAAGAATAACTCCAGAACTAAACAAAAGTTCTAATTATACAATAAATTTTGGTGTTCCTATTAAAAGAGGCA